GGAACGAGGTTGGAAGTGGATTCCATATTTATCCAAGAACTCTGAAGGCGGAACAAGTATAGGAACTTACCGAGTTGGCAAGTTGCTCGTGTTCCATGGGATTTATATGAACAAGTATCATGCTTCCAAAACCGTTGGAATGTTCTCCAGAAGTGTTGTCTACGGACACACTCACGATATTCAGGTTTTTACCGAAACCCATGTTGACGATCCACGAAGTTACCATACTGGACAAGCTATTGGTTGTCTGTGTAAAAAGTCTCCTGATTATTTGAGGGGGCTGGCAAATCGTTGGACTAATGCATTTGGCATAGTATATGTCAGAGATAACGGAGATTACAATCTCTATGTCCCTGTCATTATAAGGGGAAAGTTCGTTTTTGCGAACAAGGTGTTCGGAGAATAATCGTATCAATTTGGAGAATAATCGTATCAAATTGATATGATAAAGGAGGACATAATGTCCAAACCACGCAAGTTTAAGAGGCGATTGAAGCGAAAGCGGAAGAAGAAGCAATTACCGAAGGGGGTGATTACGAAGCATCATCTCATACCTAAATCACGGGGAGGGCTGACTAATTCGAAAAACCTCCTTCGGTTAGACCTTCAAAAGCATATCTGTTGGCACAAGTTGTTTGGCAATAGAACCTTAGATGAGGTGATTGCTGAACTCCAACGAGTAAAAAGAATAAAGGAAAAATTATGAAACTCAAATGTGCGGTTACGCAAGAGGAGTGGACAATAAATTATATTTCCCCGCCAGCGTGGGTATCGCTACTAAATAAACACATTGGCAGAGAGTGGAAATGTGCCGTTTGTGGAAACGACCTATATGTTAGAACAGAAGGAGATGATGAAATAGTAACAGAAGTCTATTGTCCATATTGCCACCAGATTTTCAAACCAATGTAGGAGGTGAAGATGAAGATTGATTTACTTGGACCAGCAAGATTGGCATTCCTGATATTGTTCCTTTTGGGGACGCACGGAACACCCTTCTTCTGGCTCGCTTTATATCTTATACTAAGGGAGGTGAAGGCGTGGATAATACTAAGAAAGTAATCGATATTCTCGGATATGCTATTGAGCTCTTAAAGAAAGAACCAATTGAGCTTAAGGAAAGCTCTCCCATTGGATATGCTATTATCCATTTAGAACCAGACCACATTCTGTGCGAGTGCGGAACAGAGCTAAATGAGATTGGCAAAAACCGATGGAAGTGTCCTAAGTGTGGAAATGAGTACTTTATAGGAGGTGAATAATGAAACCGATAGTAAGAATGATACTCGGATATCTCGTGTTGACGCTGATATTCCTGACGGTTAAGGATTCAGCCTTGTATTGGATGTCATTCTACCAAATGACAAAAGAGTAAGCTCATTCCAAACTAAACAGGAGGTGAATGATGCCTAACAAGTGTATCAAGTGCGGAGAACCGCTGGAACGGATAAGATATAAATTTGCTTATCTGCCTGGTCAATACTGCCAGAAGTGTGCCTATGAACTCTACCGAGAGTTGGGTCTAAGCTACTTCTGCGTAGACGCAGACGATGATTACTCTGAGCGAGTCGAAAAACACGGAGAAGCACTGAGAAAAGCGTTGTCCGATGATGACTAAAATAAACAGGAAACCAGTTGTTCGGAGTTTCCGAATATCTGGTTTCCACTCTTTTTATAGTTCTGCTCTGTGCTGTTCATCTGTTTAGGCGAGCAACAGATTGCGAGGTGGGATTAGCCGTCCACCCCAAGAATAACCACGGGTTGAGAGCCCCGCTCGGATTGCTGACAACTTTGGCGAAACAGCCGTTCGGTTTAAAAACCGAAGAAGTCCGAAAAAACCAGAGATGTGCGAGTCGTCTCCAGCACAGAGTAGAGTTATTAAAATAAAAATTATGACAATAAAACAAAAAGTTAGTAGGGCGAGAAATATTGCCGTTGGAATAATAAACAGCGGAATGAGGTTTTTACAGAGAACTGCGGACATAAATCCAAGGGTATATACAATGAGGCAGGTGATAGACTTTATGGAAACTCAAGAGTTAAAGAGCTATTCTCTTGCCGACCAAAATTATAATGTAGAAAAATGGAGCAAACTACGAGAAATCATAGCAAACGATTGGACAGATGCTCATAAGTATTATAAGGATAAATATGACTGCGAGAATTTCGCCGCAACATTTGCCAGCAGAATGCCAGAATACTATGGATTAAATGGAATGGGATTAGCTTTTGGGGCAGTTTATGATAAGAATGGAAAGAAGAAGTGGGGACACGGATTTAATCTAATCCTCGCTCGCAATGACAACGACGAATTACAACTATATTTATTTGAACCACAAACTGATGCTTGGACAGAATATAAACCGGGCAAGAAGTTATGGATAGACAGAATGGGGGAATATAGAATTAACTGGGCGATGTATTACTAATAGACGCTCCCAGACGCACTGAGAGTCCCTGAGAGCCTCGTACAGGCGTTCTAAATCAAAAGATGGACATTATACCAACTTTCAATAACATACTCCAGCACGAGGCAGTTTCCACTTTAATTGCCTTTGAAGTCGCCGTTTGTGGTGAAGGATTAAAACCCAAGAAGATAGAAAGACTATTTAACAAGTTAGTAGATAAAAACGACTATTCTAAAAAAGACAAGGAGAGCATTATAAGAGAAGTAATAAAGGTCGCAGAGCAACCAAAAGATAATTAACACAAAACTATGTTATCAGGATATAAAACATATATAGTGGGTTCATTGGGTGTCATTTGGGCATTACTTGGGCTTATATTTGGTTGGGTTGAATCAACTCAAGCAATAAATATAATCCTTGCTTCATTGGGGGCAATGGGATTACGAGCCGGCATAAAAACGATAGCCGAATAAAATTAAATTATAAAACCATGATTTACGAAGAAGAAGAAGAACAAGCTGTTCCCGTAGGATAAGAGCAATCAAACGCCCCCGCTAAGGGGGCTTGATTTTTAGAAAACCTTGACAATTTTTTTAAGAGGAGTATAATGTGGGAAAGGTCGATAATTAAAACCCGTCCATAAAATTATGTCTAATATAACTAATGATACTATAAAAGAATACTTAAATGAATTTGTAGAAGAATATCTTGATGACGCTGTTGTTTTACAAAGAAAAGTATTCCAAAAAATAAAAGATAACGATTTAGAAGGAGCAATAGATTCAATATCAAAAAGCGTTCACCTAAACGATATTAGCTGGGAGATGAAACATAGAGATATTAAGGGAAATGCCCCGTCCACAGAATTTGAAATAGATAAACCAGAAGGTTTTAAAGAAGAAGATAAAGAAGGAGATTTTTACGCCGAACAGGCAGAAACAGACAAATTAAAGGAATGGGAGAGGTCAAGAGGAGTTAAAACAACAAGATTATGAGAACAATAAAATTTAGAGTATGGGATAAGGGCGATAAAAAGATTTATTATCCAGCTCGTATATTTCCAGATGGATTTACATTAGGCTTTCCCTCAGAAACCAAGGCTGGCATCCTCATGCAATTTACAGGATTAAAAGACAGAAACGGAAAAGAAATTTACGAGGGAGACATACTCCGTATTGGCGGTAGCTCACGAGTTGTAGAGTGGAAAGAGGTGTGCGACGACAAGCTATGTTATGTCGGCTTTCCTTTTTACTATTTAGATACCGAGAGAATGTCTGTAATCGGTAACATTTACGAAAACCCTGAATTATTAAAATAAGACTATGAAAGTATATTATTGTCAACATTGTGGTAAGTGGAGAGGAAACAATAAAATATGTCCAGAGTGCGGGGATACTTGTATAGCAAGAGACTTGGGAAAATCAAGAGGAGATAAGTATTTTATAGATGGAGTTGATATCCCGTTAGCAAGAGTTACCAAGATATTGGGTGCGTCTAACAAGGAAGCCTTAAACTACTGGGTGACCAAACAAGCGGTTGTGGCAGCATTAGAAAACCCCTTATTGAGCGTGAGCGAGGCAATGGCAGCAAGATATTTAAAAAGAGATGCTGCTGCCTCAAGAGGAACAAATGTCCACCACATTATAGAGAGTTTGGGAGACAAAAACCCGACCGAAGAACAGCTTAAGATACCACAAATACAAGCGTTTGTCAAGTTTAAGAAAGATATACCATACAAGTTGTTAGAAAGCGAGAAAACGGTTTATTCCTTGAAATATAAATACGCAGGCACATTAGACGGCGTGATAGAAGTAGGAGATAGAAAAATGATAATAGATTGGAAGACATCAAAATCCGTCCATGATAGCTACGCCCTACAAATAACTGCCTATAAGCACGCTTTAGCAGAATTAGAAAAAGATAAAAGCATTCTTAAATATGGTATGGCAATAGTTCACCTAAGAGATAACGGCAACTATTCCTTCATAGAAATGGAAGACAAGTGGGATGTTTTCTTAGCCCACCTGACAATTTACAACTGGATGAACAATTAAGGGTCGTATTATAAATTAACCAACAAAATTATGTTTAATAAAACAGACAAAGAGATAATGATAGAGACAATAGAGTTTGTGGGTGGGGCGTTATTGATTATCTTTATGTTTATCTCGGTTCCCCTTTATTATTCTTCTTGTAGGAGTGCTAAGATATATAATGATAAATATGGAACAGAATATACTTGTGGAGATTTTTTATGGGCAAAAGACCAAATAAATAGTCAAACGCAAACAATCAATTTAGAATAATTAAAGGTCGTATTATAAACCAATATACAAAAAATTATGAATAATACTAGCAATTGGATAAAAATCGTCCCAGAATTAACAGACTTATGGGACTTCGATAAGAATAATGTATTAGAAGGTGTTTTTATTGAGAAAAAAACTGACGTTGGTCCGAATAATTCCAATATATATGTGATTAAAACAGACGAAGGCAAGTTTTCTGTCTGGGGGAACACTGTTTTAGACAGCAGATTAGACGGATTTGTCAAAGGAGAAGAGATTAAAATAGAATACAAAGGAATGACGCCTAGTCAAAGAACTGGAAAGGAATACAAAGATTATGATATTTACCACAGACCGCTGGAAAAGGTAGATGATGTTATAGATATAGACGAATAATTTATGCGGGCGTGGGACGAAAATCCTACGCCCATAATAATGGTTAAAACACCTATCAGCCAAGTAATAAACTACTATTTTAAATTAAAAGGTTGGGATTACAAAGAAAAAGAATTCTATATTAAAAGAAAGATAATTTACGCAAGATTTACCCGCCCAGCCAAAGATTTGCTAAAAATGTGCGACCAAAATGTTGAATTAGCTAAAATCAAATTAGATAAAATAAGCAAATGGGCAAACGAAAAAGGACTGGAATGGGGAATAGAAACTGCTATTAAAAGGTGGTTTGATAAAGAAGAAAAAGATGAAGCCATAGATGCTTTCGAAAAGAAGGTTCAAATAAACAAACAAAGATATGGATTCTAATATATAATTTTATGACCAAGCAAAAAACAAACTGGGAAGAGTCTCGAGAGGGACGAACCAAACATTATAAATCTGTTTTTGAAAATGAACAGGAGTTATTAAAAGCAATTATTAATATTCATTTGGGCGGAAAGAAAATTGAATTAGACCCAATGTATTTTAAGGGAAATTTTTATAAAGATGGAATAGAAAGACCAGATTATTATTATGATATAAATTGGGAAATATGTGGGTTGGCGGAAGATGGTGAAATAGACAAACCAACAGAGGGGGATGCTACCAATTTGTCTTGGTTCAAGGATGGAAAGTTTAATAATATGATTTTAGACCCACCATTTATGTTTGGTGGACACGGAAAGCAAGATAAGTATTATAGTTCAATTACCCATGGATTTATGAGCTGGGAAGAATTAGAAAAACTTTATAAGGCAATTTTGAAAGAGGCATATCGATTACTTAAAAAGAAAGGAATTTTAATCTTTAAGTGCCAAGACTATACAGATAGCAAGACAACGATGACTCATAGCTTAGTTTATAACTGGGCGACAGAATTAGGATTTTACGCAAAAGATATGGCAATACTTGTTAAGCCGAATAAAATTTATAATCCTAACACCACGCAAAGACATTTAAGAAAAATACACACTTATTTTTGGGTGTTTGAGAAAAAATAAACAAAGATATGGATTTTGATAACTAACAAAACCACTGAACGATAACTAACGCAATTTCCCCGTCCAAGACAAACCCTTTATTATAAAGAAGAATTCAAAAACTAATGTTAAGTAAGAAGACAGCAGAAAAAAAGTAAGACATAATCTATACAAAAACCATTAAAACTATGAAAGAAAAAACAATTAAACAATTAGAAGAAGAAGTCAAAAAATTAGAATTAGAAAAAAGAAAGTTAGAATTAAAAAAAGAAATTGAGAGGTTGAAAAACCCAGTTTATGCCACTTTTAGCTGGACCTCTGGTTCCGATAACACTACTCCCCCTTTTACTGTTAGTTCTAAATAAAACCTATGGATAAAAACAAAGAACAAGAAGAATTAAAAAATAGATGGATTAAGCTTCTACGACAAAAAGCTTACTACGAACATCAAGCAAGAGGGAACGGAGAAACTGTTACAAGTCCCGATATCGATGATATCTGTAACGAGATAGAGGCATTTTTTGTAGGAATTCTTAGTCGATAAAACTATATATGAATATTAAATTAGCAAAACAACTTAAGGACGCAGGATTTCCTTATGATGATAAATACGGGAACAAAAGGACTAATTGTTGGTATGATTTAGATAATCCGAATAATTCAGTAGAATTTCCTACTCTTTCCGAGCTTATATTTGCGTGTGGGGAAGGAACATTCCACATAACTAACAATGAATATGTTAAAAATAGTTGGTATGCCCAATTGTCAAGAGGTGAAAAAGTTTGGCAAACAGGCGTAGACTCTTATACCCCAGAAGAAGCAGTAGCTAAATTATGGTTAAAATTAGCTAATAGAACCATGAAAGAAGAAAAGAAAATTGAATATACAATAGAAGAAATTGAAAGTATTGCCGATGCATGGAGTTGGAAAAATCCTCAGAATAGAAGAGACTATCCCATAATTATTGATTTTTTATGTGAGATAGACCCAAGGATACAAGAAGGGTATAAATTTGACCCTTACGCAAAATTAAGCATTCCTTCCTTTAAGAAAATTAAGAAAGAATAAAACCTATGAACAATGACACAGAACCGCCACTTATAACAATTTTAGTTTGGATAGTCGTTCTGATTATGATTGCGTTGGAATTCTTTATAGTGTTCCACCCGAGAAAAACCGAACCTTACGAGGAAATTCCAGATAGCTATGTCTATTCACCCAACATTAGTTATTACCCGCAGATAAAGTATAGAATTTTAGCCAGCGTATCGGGATATTCTAAAAAAGAAACCTGTCCTTACGGAGAATGCATAACAGCAAGCGGACAAATTGCGAGCAAACATTTAATAGCCTGTCCCTACTGGATACCGCTTGGAAGTAGAGTAGAGATAGAAGGAGTAGGAAACTTTACTTGTGGAGATAGGACTGCGAAGTATATCCAAGAACGGTTTGGTCCGACATTTGATATTTGGTTTTATGAATACGAAGACGCTATTAAGTTTGGTCGACAACAAAAATTAGTAATAGTTAAAATATGATTAAAGTATTAAACCTATATGCTGGAATAGGTGGGAACAGAAAGCTATGGAAAAATGTTGATGTTGTTGCGGTTGAAAATAATGAGCAGATAGTTAAGATTTATCGGGACTTTTTCCCAGATGACAAAGTAATTATAGCAGATGCACATCAGTATTTATTAGAACATTACAAGGAGTTTGATTTTATATGGAGTAGTCCGCCCTGCCAGAGTCATTCAAGCTTTAGACAAAACATAGGAGTTAGGTATAGAGGGGTTAATCCTGTTTATCCAGATATGAAACTTTATCAGGAAATTATATTTTTACAACATAATTTTAATGGTGATTGGGTAATTGAGAATGTAAAGCCATATTATAAACCGCTTATTGACCCAACATTTATTATTCAAAGACATTATTTTTGGAGTAATGTAATTGTTCCAGAAAAAGAGTTTAAAACTGATTTAATTAGAAAGGCACAAATTCCACAGTTACAGAAAAAGTATGGATTTGATTTGTCTGGGTATAAAATTAAAAACAAAAGGCAGGTTTTAAGAAACTGCGTAGAGCCAGAGCTCGGACTTTATATTTTTACAGAAGCACACAGAGAACATAAATCTTTGATTTAATTAGTAATAGTTAAAATATAAAGGCTACAAAGAAAGATGACAAGCAAACAAATATTAAAAAAAGCAATAGAAAAAGCAGTAAAGAATGGGTGGAAGATGGCAAGGAAAAGGGTCGATTATAATACTTTGGGCTGGAAAATAGATATTAAGGATAAGGGATATTATGTTATTATTTTCTCTAATGATTTCGCTAAAGCATTTTGGGGAGAGGGAGAATTGTTAAGGGAAGTAGTTTATCCAGAGGTCAAAATCGTAACAGAAACCGCATCTGCTACCCATGGTTGGTACACCTTGCTATTACCTGAAGTGGCGTGGGAATATCATCTTCAGCGAATGATATTAGAGGAAAAGCCCTTAAAATATATAGAAAAGTTTTTATAATAAGCATTAAAATATAACATTCCTTCCTTAAAGGCAGGGCTGGAGGGAGTAATCCCTGTCTCGGTATAAGGCTGAAGCCAGCTCTGCTCTTAGGGAAAGAATATAAAAGCTTAAAAAACAATTATGAAACAAGAAACAAGAAAGCAAATATATCAAGCAATGGATAGTTTTTTAACAGAAACAGTTGACCAGAATGATAAGCAAATTATAAGAAGCACGGAACAGCTTAATAAAGATAGACATCTTTTTGTGGAGAAAATGGAAAAGATTTTTGATACTCAAAAGAAAGAACTATTAGAAGGGTTAATAAAAGAATTTGAATATGGTGGAAAACAATATTATGGAGGGTCAACAACAAGGTTGCCCATAATTTTAGAAGTCAGAGATTTCCTTGAAAAGAGATTACACCAAAAACCTCCTACCAAGCCAGCAGATATCGATGAGAAAGAATGGATGTTTGATGTGGTAGAGGAAGCCATATTAAATGAAGACTTTATCAAGAAATATCCTAATATGGTCGGCGGTAGGATAGAGATACTTCATAAGGATAAGCAATATGATGTTGACGAGATAAGATTTATGTTACCAGAAGAGATTTATATTCCTTTTAGAGATGCGTTAGATTTAAAGGAATGTGATTATTTCCAGCTGGGACAAGTTCGTTCTGAAGATTTAAAAGAAAAATTATGAAAAAATGTCCAAAGTGCGGGTCAAAAAATATAATAGCAATGGAATATGGTTACCCCAGCAAGGAACAATATGACGGAATATCTGAATATAGGTGTCTTAATTGTGGATATAGACAAGGAAGATGGAGCGGTCAAAAGTTAAAAGATGGTTATATCGAAAGCGTGTTTAACAAAAGGGGAATGGTAAAAGAATAATACTATGGTGAATATAACAAAGAAAAACTTTATAAAATATATAAAAGAAATAGTATCGTTAAAGAGAGATGCTGAAAAATTAAACGATGTTCTCAAAAACATTGACCCAGACTTTGGTGGTCTTTATCTGACGAGGCACGAAACATTGTTGGTAGAGATTTTACAAGATGCGATGAACGATGAAAACGACTGGATTGGCTATTTTTTATATGAGATGAATTGTAAGTTTTCCAAAAAACCCGTTGGTAAAGAGAATAAAAAGAATTTATACATCAAAAACTATAACGATTTATACAAAAACTTATGAGAATAATAATAAAAGTAGATACACCAGACAAGGAAACCGATATGGAATTTACAGACGAGATGTTAGATAACGATAACTTCATTGATATGGTTGTCGGTGGAGAAGAATATACTATTTCGAGAGACGATTTAGAAACCATTGTTTGTGCGTTTCACAAAAGAGCCGAGATGTTAGAATAAATAAACCCGATTATGGAAAAGACAAACACCCAAAAGAAAAAAAAGAGACTTGCCAAAGAGTGCGGTAATTTATGGAAATATGCTTGCCATAAAAAGTGGGGTGGTGAGTGCATAATCTGTGGACATTCTGACCAGACGACATTTCACCATTATATTCCTAAAAGCAGAAGTCTATCTTTGCGATATGACATAATGAATGGTGTCCCGTTGTGTAATATGAAGTGTCATTACAAGATACATCATTCTGGAACTCCCGATGAAGTTAGAGAGATTTGCGATACAATACGAAAAAAGCGTGGCAAAGAATGGTGCGAATATATCGATAATGCTAAAAAACAAGATAACACAGGACTAAACACAATTGCTTGGTTAGAAGAACAAAAAGCCAAACTTAATGACTACTTAGAAGAATGATAGCCTGCTACCCTGACAAAATAAGAAAACTACCGCAGTTTGATGACTTTTTGGAAGACATCGAAAGCGTTGGTAGACTAAGAAAAGAATTGTTCATCAGTTTTTATTCCGCTGAAAGGTTAAGGAATTTTGTTGCTAAAAAGTATGGTATAAGCCGAACACCGATGATTTGTAGCGAAAAATGCCCTTACTATAAGCTATGTGAAGCTCAAAACAAAAAAACCCGTGATAGAATAAAACAATACTTATCAATTTAAAAACCCCGCTCATAAAGTTTAATCCCTGCCGTGTTTAATAATATTGACAGATGCTTCGAACGAGGTTTTTTTATTCGGGCTTTTTTCCTCCCATTACGGTTGCCCGTCCAGTTATTTAATTTTAATATAATCTTTCATCTTTAATGAGATGTTCTCCTACGATTTTTCCTTTTAAGCGTTTAATTAGTACCCTTTCTCCACAAATTGGGCAGATGACATAGTAATCAGAAACCTTTATTTCTTTTGCTATTGCAGTATAAACCTTGTATGGTGCCTTGTCGCAAGAGTATGTCCACTTGGGAGAAAAGAAGCTGGGTTCTTCGTTTATTGTTTTTGTTTCAATGATTGTCTCTTCGGGATTATAAGAAAATGTATGTGTATTATGTCCCGAGTTAAAATTGTGTGATATTTGCATTGTTTTATTGTCTTTTTTGGTCATAGTTTTTATTTTGCGTGAATAATTAAGTCATCAAGCTTGCTCTTTTGTTCGCTTGTTAGTGCCTGATAGTGTTTTTCGCCGTCCAATATGCTCCAAGATATCTTGTCCTGAAAGCCTTTTTCTTCATAGTGTGTTATTCTGCTGACAACTATCTCGTTTCCGTTCTTTAACCCGATGGTTAGCTCGTCTATTTGGGTTTTGCTGATTGTGTTTTGATTTGTTATTTTCATAGTTTTTTATTTAATTTTACATTGTTCAATCTGCCAATCCTCCCAGTAGAAGTTTTCAAACTCTTTTTCTTGTGCCTGCCATCGCCTGCATTCTAACTTCTCCTGCCTGGCGAATCCCGCGTCCATAATTTTAATAAAAGCAATAAAGCAAGCAAGTAAGATAAGCGTTTTATAAAGTAGTTTCATATTTTCTTCAAATGATAGAGCCAAAGGATTAAGTTGCCCCTAAACTTTGACCCTATCATCTACAACTTAGTTTTTAACGACCTTTTATTTCTCGACCTTTTGTTTGTCTTGTTCGCTTATTTTATAACAGTCAATTTCTCTATTGATTATTAAATCGCAAATTTTATCTGCTTCGTCTATGTTATCTGTGTTAAGGTAAATCTCAATAGGATTTTCTCTGTCATAATTTAATATATATTTTAACATATTTTTATACTAATTTAATTATTTATTTCCGACCTTTATTATAGGATATATCTTTGCCCATAATTGTCAAGCCCTCTCGCAAATAAAGCTATCAACAGCTTTAACCCTTATAAACATTGATATTCCTCTTATGTCCTTATTATAGCATTTTATAAAACAAATACAATAAAAGTTATCAACACCCCCCTAACTACTTGACAAACAGGTAAATGTGTGCTATACTGTTGACAATAGAATTAAAGAAAAACCGTGCCAAAAAGAGAAATACAAAAGAAAGCCGACATAAACAGCAAGCCAATAAAATACCTTAATCATAGAATAGCGGGCAATAGCAAAAAGAAGTCTGAAGAGTTGGCGGGATATAAAAGCCATAACCACTCCAGTAGGATAGAAGAAACTAAAACATATAAGGCGGGATTACAAGAGTATTTATTGAAGACCGTTGATGTGGCTAAAGAGCATAACAAAAACATCGTCCAAGATAAAGACAAAGGAGCCAAAAATAAAGCGATAGATATGTATTATAAGTTGACTAAGGCATATCCTAAAGACGATACCAACCTTGACTTTGGAGACTTAAGCATAACTATCAAAAAGAATTAGCCCTTTTCAGCGCCCAGAGGTATAATAACTAAACTAAGAGAGTAAAGACCCTGTGGGAGCGTCTGAGAGCGTCATTTAAAGCCAAGATTGCTTAGAATTGCCTTATTTTAGCGAGATTGCGCTTGTCTACCCACTTCGCCGCGCCCAAGGATTTACTTATAAGGAATTAATAACAATAGGATAGTAGAGGATAACATAACATAGAGAGAAGAAACAAACAAAGCTTATTAACACTGTTTTCACTATAATCAAGTCATCGTTTACACTATATATCAAGCCACATCTCACCAAATAACCTTAGCAACATATCATCAAGCAACCATCAGCGGTTAGCCAGTTATCAAGAAGCTATCAGGCAGTTAGGCAAGCAACCATCAGCTATCAGCAAGGAGCAAAGGTGCCCGGGGGAGGGGTAGTCTAGGCCGACTGGAGAGGTTGGTATATTATATAGTCCCACCACATATACTAAATATTTGACTTTATATCCTATGACAGAAGAAAGAAGGTTAAAATGGAACAAATATCAATTAAAAAGATATCATCAATCAGAAAGATACATAGTCATATTGATTAGGCGAATGGCACAAGAGAAACACAGAAAGAGGATGTTAGAAATAAAAAAGGCGGATATCCGTCGGAGAAAAGCAGAAAGACACCAAAAAGCCATTGAGAACAAAAGAAAACGGGAAAAACATTATAGAGAAAGTGGTTTAAAGGCCATGTGGGACAAAAATCCAAAGAGATTGGCAAAAAAACGAGAATACAACCAAAGGCCAGACATAAAAATAAAAAGACGAGAATATAGAAGGGCATGGAGAAAAAAACATCCCGAAAAACGAAGAAGCGGAAATGGTGGAATAAAAAAGGAAGCATTTGATAAAATGAGAAAAGAGTATAACTATACTTGTCCAATGTGTGGGAGAAAAGAACCATTTTTGGACCAGTATTGGCCGTATCTAGTCCAAGACCATATTATTCCTCGTAGTAAGGGAGGCAAAAAAAGAAGCATAGATAACATCCAACCACTCTGTTGGGATTGTAATAACAAGAAGGGCGATAAAATTATCAACCCAATAATCAACCCAAAAACACTACAAAACGCATGACAAAAAAGGAAAAAGACGAAGAAACTACGAAAAAGATATATTTAGAGATATTAGAAGAAATAGATAAAATGTTAGCAGAAGATTAATTAAAAATATTATGATAAAAGAAAAAATATATTTATATAATACAAGATTTGTGATTGGTTATGACCCAGAAAATTTTGAAAAAAGAATTGAGGCAAAATTAGACACGTTTAATGAGAATGAAGAGCTAATAGATATAAAATTATCGGGGAATGGAGAACAATATTCGGCATTAATAATTTCTAAGGTTATAGAAGAACCAGATTTAGAAGAGCCGACTGACAATAGAACAAAATTCTATCAGGCATAAAGAGAAATCACTATCACTACTATCATTACTATCTAAAACTGAAATCAAAAGCCTATAAGAGAGTAATATGGATATTGGATAGTTTTGATAGTTCCGATAGTTTTTGACAAAGAAAACAGCAGGAATTGAACAAATTGGACTATAAAACAGCTAAATAGTCCAGCATGCCACAATATGCCACAGTATGCTACGATAAACTGTACAAAAGTGTACAGAACTCCTCAATACAGGCTGTCTAAATCAATAGTTGAACAATGGACCACATAGACCAGTAGAACGCCTGTACGGGGCATTTAAATGCGTTACAGGGGGTATTAAACAATATAGTTACAATGGAACAATTGGAAAGATTTAAAAGCCAAATGGAAAGACTAGGTCAATTATGGAAGGAAGGCTACTTAATAACAGAATATAACCTTGGTGATAAGAAGATAAAACTCTTAGATAGCCAGATAGAGTTTATAAACAGCAAAGATAAATTTGTATTAGAAGTTGGTGGATATGGCAGTGGTAAAACATTAGCCTTAGCAATTAAGCTCATTTTAATGTCATTGTGTTTCCCTGATAACAATATATTATTGGGCAGGAAGCATCTTGGACTAATAGAAAAAGGATTATGGCCAGATATACAAAAGCTAATGAATCCCAATTGGTATCATTATCGGGTCAAAGATGGAATAGTCAGGTTCTTTAATGGCTCTGATATTCTCTTTTATGGATTAGATGCTCTTCAATCTGGTGGACTGGCAGATATCAAGAAAGCTCAGCAGAAGATAAAGGGTCTTAATTTAGGAGCATTCTTTATAGACCAGTTAGAAGAGGTTGATTATGGAACATTTGATGCTCTTAGAGGTAGATTAAGAAGGAAGAATGTCCCATGGTTGCAGGCAAATATGACATCAAATCCTGCTACTTACTGGGCGTATGATTTTTTTAAAGCTAATCCCCAGAAAGGAACTAAGTTAATTCAATCTTCAATGATGGAGAATGAGGCGAACTTACCAGCGGATTATTTAGAAGACCAATTAAACCACGATAAAAGATATGTTGATAGATATGTTCGTGGGATATGGACACCAAGCGTTTTAACAGATAAGTTAGTTTTTGCCGAAGAATACATTCTTAAATTTAAACCTAAGAAGTTTCACAAAGAAGAGGGGTGCGAAATATATCGGGATTATAATAATTGTAAATATCAGATAGGAGTTGACCCGTCAGAAGGAGTGGTTGACCCGTCATCAATATCAGTTGTTTCAGAGTATGGTGAAAAGGTTGCCAAGTTTAATGGCAAGATACCGATATTTGCGTTAGGAGGAAAGGTTAAATTCCTCTATGAGAAATACCATAAACCACTGATAATACCAGAGGTCAATGCGGCAGGACAGGCATTACTACTACAGATAAGGGATTTAAACATATTCAAGAGAACTGTTTATGATGAGAAATATGACAAACAGCAAGAGAAACTGGGTTGGAAGACCAGCTATCAGACAAAACAAGCTTTAATTAGCAACTTCCAAGAGCTTTTAAGGCAGGATTTTCCCAAGATTTGGGACGAAGGGACAATCAATGAATTACAAGCGTTTGAATGGACAGATGTTGCCAAGCAAAAGGGTGCTGGAGCATCACCAACATTCCACGATGATGATGTAATGTCAACGATGTTAGCTTATTGGGGAATGTCGCCTGATAAAATTAAGAAAAAACGAATACTACAAGAATACAGAAGGTCGTTAAGAAAACATAAAATGTTTCAATATATTTAATGCCGAATTATGCCATATAAACTACTAAAACGCAAGGGGAAGTTCTGCATGACAAACAAGCAAACAGGTAAAACTTATTGTTATAAAACAGCTGTCGCCCGCAAAAAAGGAATGAGAATACACGAAGCATACGCTCATGGATTTAAGCAAACAAAAAAATGATATTAGACACAATTAGAAAAGAAATAGATGATTTTAACACACAATCCATAGAGGTTGTCAAGGGTTATAGCTTTAATCAGAAAGAAACTCTTAATAAAATTTATCTTTATTACAACTCAAAATATGCTTCTGGTGAATTTGATGACCAAGGAGATAAGAAGTATTTTGATAACATATCAAGAAACCCTTGTAATGTTGCCACAAAAGCGATAGATTTCGATACAAAAGATATTAAGGTTTTAACCGCCCCTGGTGGAAGACCAGAAAAGACTTGGTTTTTTGAAAGGGATTTGAAGTTTTGGATGAAAGACCAAAACTTTGGTAAAACCCTTAACAGGATTTTTCACGAACTCCCAATTTATGGCTCGGTTGTTTTAAAAGAGATTAAGAATAAGTTATACTTTGTTGACCTTAGAAACTTCATTGTAGAGCAATCAGCAGATAGTCTTGATAAGTCGGGGTATATTATAGAACAACATCCTTATACGCCAATGGAATTTAGAAAAATCGGTGATAAGAATGGTTGGGATAATGTTGACAAAACAATAGAAGCATTTAGGAAAACAAAAGACCCATATATTAAGGTTTTAGAAAGATATGGCGAAGTAGAAGAAAAAGGTAAATATGTTTACAAAAAGACTATCATAGCAGATGTTGGTAAAGACATTATGGAAGACGGAATTGTTTTACCACATCCAGGGTTTTTATTAGAAGAAAAAGAAATTAAAACACATCCTTATCACGAGATACACTTTGAAAAGATGCCTGGTAGATGGTTGGGTATAGGTAGGGTAGAAATAATCTTTGACCCACAGGTAAGGGTTAATGAGATATCAAACCAACAAGCTAAGTCATCCTATTGGTCAACGCTACGATTATGGCAAACACGAGATGAGGGGCTCGGTAGCAATTTGCTAACAGATGTTGACAATGGAGATGTTCTAATTGTAGAAGACCCATTAACGCAAGTAGATATGGCTGATAGGAACTTAGCTTATTACAACCAAGAGCTACAGCGTTGGATGCAGAATAGAGATGAAATGACATTCTCTTATGATGTCAACAGAGGAGAAAGAATGCCAGCAGGAACACCATTAGGCTCTGCTCAATTGGCAGCAGGAATGGTTGGTTCATACTTTGACCAGATTAGAGAGAATGTATCAATGGAAATTAAAGAATTGCTTTATAATGTGATAATCCCTGGATTTAAGAACTCATCAACAACCGAACATATTCTAAGAATAGCAGGCAAGGATTTAGATGAACTGAATAATCTAATTATATCGATAGAAACAGAGAAACGCCTTATCGAATATGTAAGCGATAATAACTCTTTCCCGACAGAAGGGGAATACGAGCTATTGAAAAAGGTTGTCACGGAAAAAGCCAAGAAAGCCAATGAAAGAATGATAACTATTCCAACAGGATTTTACGATGATGTCAAGTATAAGATAGACATAATTATAACAGGAGAAGCAATGGATACGAGGGTCAAGGCAGCCAATACACTAATGGCGATACAAGCGATACAGAGCGACCCAACTATGCTAACGGACCCAACCAAGAAAGCATTATTCTTTGGATTGTTGGAACAGGCAGGAATAAACCCTTATGATTTCGTTAAGAGTGGACAGCCAGAACAGCAGTTAGAACAGCCAAGAGTTGGCGGCGGGGGAGTATCAAAACCAGCTATGCCTAATAACGCAGTTGCTGGCACACAACAAAGCACAATATAATGGACAAAGAACAAAGGATTAAACTATTAAAAGGACTTGCCCGTTCCAGCGAGGGAATGGCATTAAAAGAACACTTTCAAGAACTAATACGAGAACTAACTAATGGAAAGAATTTTAAGAGCGATGATTTCGAAATGGACGGAAAGGCGTCCATAAAGGCAAGTATTGTCTTAGAAAAGGTAATCAGAGACTTGAACTCGTTGGGAAAAGACAAAGATAAGAGAAAGATTAACAATTATATTTAAATGGGAAGCGATAACCCATTAAAACACTTAAAGGTCGATGTTTATTCATTTAACGAAACAAAATAAATGGAAACTGAGGAAACCAACGACAACCAAGAGGAAGAGGAAACCTCTGACGATATCGATGATATCAATGAAGAACCTTTAGAAGAAGGGTTAGAAGACAAAAAACCTTCTATCAAAACTTCGACAAAGACTTATTCGGAAACAGAGAAAAGATTATATGCCAGAATGAAAAAGGCAGAAGCTGAGGCAAAAGCATTAAAAGATTCGCTTGGTAAAAAAGAAGGCATTAAGGAGGGGACTCCCGCCAGCCAAGGGAACGATGTTTTTGACTTAGCTAAAACTATTTCTTCATTAAAGGAATATACTCCAGAGGAATTAGATTTTATTCAGATAATTTCTAAGTCTAAGGAGATTTCTCCGCAAGAAGCTGCTAAAACCGAAGAAGCAAAAATATACATCGCAGCAAAAAGAGAAAAGGTCGAGGAAGAGAGTAAAAAACTCGAACCCTCAACTAAACAATCTCTTGCCGAGAAGTCGGTTAGCGATGTAACCTCGCAAGACTTAAAGAATATGTCTATTTCTGAGAAAGAGGCATTTCTTGAAAAACTTGGCTGGGGGAGCAAGACTTATAATAAGAGAAAAGATTAGGAGGGGAACGAGATAGATTATGGCAACAGGAAGTAGCTGGGATGCGTTGAACGAAGAAATTTGGTCAGCTAAAATGCAGGTTAATCTTAGAAAGACCTTAGTGGCATTTGATATAGCCAGAACCGAGCTCAGAGATGAGTTAAAGACGGGAGACGTTATTCACAGAACCTATGTTTCAAATGTTGGAACCGCAGCTTATGTGCCTGGGACTGATGTAGTTATCACTGGTGCGACAGCAACAGATGACTCTATCACGGTTGACCAGAAGTATATTAGCGCATTCTACATTGACGACATAGAAATGCTACAGGCAAGCGTTGACTATTCTGCAGAATTAGCAAGTGATGCTTCATATCAATTAAGTAATCTTATTGATACAGCAGTATTAGCTAACACCGATACTATTGGTGTGTCTGCGCTAGGAACATCTGGTGCGAGTACCGGAACGTTTGTAACTGGAACAACTGCTAATGTTTCTGCTATTACAGCAACAAGTGCTACTATTATTAATGTTTTCAACTCTGCAACGAAATATTTGCGAGAAGGAAATGTTGAACAAGATGGTAGCTGGGTAGCTGTTATTAGTCCAGCAGTAGCTGGGGTTATCGAATTGACAGCCATTGATAAAGGATTCAATATAGCCGATTCTTCTATAAGAAACGGTTATGCGGGAGACTTTTTAGGATTTCATATTTACATTTCTAATAACTTGCCTGCAAGCAGGTGTTATATCGGAAAGAGTAAATGCATTGATTTAATCATGCAAAGAGCTCCTAAGATGGATATCAAGGACGAACCAAAGAAACTTGGTAAGAACTTTATCGCTTCAACAGTTTGGGGTGATGGCGTGTTACACAATAACATGGCAAGGTTCTTAAACGCTATGCTCACAGCGTAGTAAATATTTCTCTATGGGGGGGGGACCCCCCTTGGAGGAACAACAATTTTATGAATACTAAAAAGAAAATACTAAAAGAAAAAAGGGGGGACTTAGAGCGATACAGGGTTATAGAAGAATATTTGAGCTATTGTATTTCTAACGGAGACAAGGGCAAGGAAGACGAGTTAAAGCAAATTCAGATGAATATTGATGAGTTAGATAATATAATTAAATTTTTAGAACAAAAATGAAGATTTCTTACGCACTTATCTCGCCGTATGATTTTAAGGGCGGATGCTGGTTTTACAGAGTAATGATGCCAGCAGAAGCATTAAGAGCGAGAGGACACGAAGTTAAGTTCTTTGTGGCGGGGAATGATATTGATAAGGAATTCTTTGAATTCCCAGATGTGGTTGTTTATCGTGGGACATATCCATTTGACCCGATAAAACAGATAGAAGAATTCAAAAAGAGAGATGTCAGAGTTATCTATGATACAGATGATGACTATTTAACAGTGAACCCTGGAAACCCTTTTCATGAGGATGTTAAAAAGGTAACAGAACAATATGTTTCGCTATTAAAAGCGACAGATGTTGTAACCGTTACGACAGACATTCTTAAAAAGAGAGTTAAAAGATTTAATAAAAATGTAGTTGTTGTCCCGAATGCGTTAAACTTTGCCAGATTTCAGGAAAGAATGGGTAGCAATGACAAACTTAAAATAGGATATAGCGGTGCGTCTTCTCATTGGGAAGACATTGGAATTGTTTTAGATGTAGTAGCCGACCTTCAAAAGAAATATGACTTTGAGTTCTTTATTCAGGGAATGTGCGGAGGACCGCTAATAGGAGAGATTTACAATTATAAATATATTGACAGGGAAAACCTAGAGCCAGCAAAGAGGAATTATTATCGTTCTGCTCTTAAAATGTATGACAAACTTAAAAAGATTAAGTATATCCATATTCCATTTTATCCACCAGAGTTATTCCCAGAGGTATTAAGAAACCTAAACTTTGATATAACCATAGCCCCGCTCAAAAGTAATGCTTTTAATGAGGCAAAGAGTTGTATTAAGTTTTATGAGTCGGTTTCTGTCGGAAGCACTTGTTTGACATCTGATGTTCTACCTTATAAGGGAGTTTCAAACTATACCGCCAAAAACACATATAAAGATTGGAAAAAGAAGTTAGAAAAACTAATAAAAGATAAGAAGTTCAGAGAGAAGTTATCAGACAAACAATGGAACATTGTTCGTCAAAGAGCAGACCTGACAAAGGTTGTGAAGAGCTGGGAAAGAGCATTTACAAAATAATTTACAGAATAATGGTTATCTATCCAAAAGTAAGCATACTTTTGACCTCGTATAACAACGAAATGGTTCGGGATGCGATTAAGGGTGTTTTAGCACAGACTTATAAGAATTGGGAGTTAATTATTCTTGATGATAATTCAAACCAGAAAATACTTGATATTTACAAAGAATTTGACGATGAATTCAGCCACCAGAGAATAAAATTTTATAACTCGCACATTAGAGAAAAAGACAGATTGAAAGTGTGTCCATACGCCAGACAGATAAATGTTGGACTAAAAATGGCAACAGGAAAGATAGTAATGTATTTAACAGACGACACTGTTTACAAGCCCAATAAGCTTAAAGAGGTCGTAAGATATTTTAGGTGGCATCCAAGAGTGAGGGTTGTATATAACAGACAAGAACAGCGTAAGGGCAAATTATCAAAAGTGTTATCGCCCGATAGGGTGCTTAAAAGAGCATTTTGTAGAGTTGACCATAGTTCTGTAAGCCATTATATGAGTTGCGTCAAAGAGGTTGGCGATTGGGACACAAAGAGTTTTGGCATGGCAGACGCATATTATTGGAACAAACTTAATTCAAAATATTTATTCTATCCAATAAAAAAGATATTAGAGACAAACTATATCCACAAGAATAGTTTCTCTCACTTAGTAGTTAAAAAAAACCTATGAATAAAATCCAATACGGGGGTGTTGTCTTCGAAAAAGAGGAAAAGACAGCGATACAAAGAGTTTTAGATAGAAATTGGTGGTTATTAGCAGAAGAGGGAGAGGCGTTTGAAAAAGAACTTGCTGAATACTTAGGAGTAAAACACGCAATATTTGTTAATTCTGGAAGCTCCGCCCTTTTGTTGACATTTTTAGCATTAGCAAGAGAAAGGAATTATAGAAATGAAATAATAGTTCCAGCAACCTGTTTCCCGACAGATATTAGTGCAATGGTTTATGCTGGATTTAAGCCAGTATTAGTAGATGTTGAGTTAGATACATTTTTAATAGACCCAATAGAAGCAGAAAAAGCAATAACAGATAAAACATTTGGTATATTGGCAGTCCATGTAGCAGGTAACATCTGTAACATGGGAGCATTAAATAAGATTGCCTTTGACCATGGGATAAGAATAATAGAAGATAATTGTGATGGATTAGGTGGAAATTGGAATAGTTTTAAGATAGGTTCTGAAAACATATCGGTAGCATCGTTCCACGCTGCCCATATTATATCAACTGGACAAGGTGGAGCAATATTTACAAATAACGATAAAGAAGCAAATAAGATAAAAGAATTGCGTGATTGGGGCAGGAAGATTGATTTTAATGACGACGAAGAAAGCCAACCACCCTTACCCAAGGACTATATGCAGAGATATAACTACACAGAGCTTGGATTTAATTTAGGACCGCTGGAATTACAGGCGGCAATGGGAAGAGAACAACTCAAGAAAATAGAGGACTTCAAAAAAGCACGCAAACACAATTTTGAATACCTTAAGAAGGGGTTGACAAGGGCAGGTTATTCTGTTGTCAATAATTACGAAGAAGCAGACCCTTGTTGGTTTACTTGCCCGTTCTTAGTGCCAAAAGAAGTAAAGCGTGAAACCGTATTTAAGAAGTTAAAAGAAGCAAACATAGAGTTTAGAAATGTTTTAGCTTCTAATATAAAACTACACCCAGCGTTTAGATGGTTATTCGGACTATATCCAAACGCCGACCAAATAGCAAGAAGGGGATTGTGGATACCAGTTCACCCATTGGTAACACAAGAAAACTTAGAATACATGATTAACATACTAAAATGAAAAAACTACTTTTAACGGGGGGGGCAGGATTTATAGGTTCACATTTTGTAGAACATTTTCTCAAGGAAACCGATTGGGATATCATAGTATTAGATAGATTAAGCTATGCCGCTTCAGGGTTTGATAGGTTAAGAGATATAAATTGTTTTGACGACAAAAGGGTAAAGATATTTACCGTTGACCTTAATGAATCACTTAGCGTTGGGGTTAGAAAAGAAATAGGAGAAATTGATTATATTCTAAACCTCGCAAGCGAGAGCCATGTAGATAATTCAATAGCAAAACCAGTTGGATTTATTAAAAATAATATTAATTTAGTTCTTAATTTATTAGAATGGGCAAGAACTCTTAAGGGTCTTAAAAAGTTTATTCAATTTTCAACAGACGAAGTATATGGAACTGCTCCAGAAGGTGTAGACTATAAAGAGGGAGATAGATTTAATCCTGGAAATCCCTATTCGGCAAGTAAGTGTGCCCAAGAAGATATTGCCAGAGCATATAGCAATACTTATGGACTTCCAATAGTGATAACCAACACCATGAATGTTGTGGGGGAAAGGCAACACCCAGAGAAGTTTGTTCCTCTTTGTATTAGAAAAACATTAAAAGGAGAAACAATTCCAATTCACTCTAATAAAGACAAAACAAAAGCGGGAACAAGATTTTATATCCACGCCAGAAATATAGCTAAAGCAATTCACTTTATTTTAACAGAAACTGATGAGTTCTTAGATAAGATAGACGCCAGTAGCGGAAAGTTTAACCTTGTCGGAGAAAGAGAGATTGATAATCTGGAATTAGCCAAAATGATAGCCAAACACTTGGGTAAAGAGTTGAAATATGAAATGGTAGACTTCCATAGTAGTAGAAAAGGTCATGACCTGCGTTATAGTTTGTCCGGAGATAAACTAATAAATATGGGATTTCAATACCCAAAGAACCTAGAAGAAAGTTTAATCAAAACAATAGATTGGTATTTGGAAGACAAAAACAAACATTGGCTTGAGGTATGAAACTAATTAAATAAACATATGAAACTAAATGATACGAGTTCAAAATCCGGAATTATCCAAGAGTTAGAAACGCTTTTAGGAATGTCTGATGGCGATATCAGCGGAGACGACACGCTATTAAAGGTCTTTACAAGAATGATAAACGCTGAATATAGAAGAGTAAATACTTGGATATGGGAAGCATCTGGAACGTGGGAATACGATGACAGCAACGCTACAGATTTACCAATAGCGACTACTGATTTGGTAGACGAGCAACAAGACTACGAAATCCCGTCCACGGCTCAAAAGATTGATAGAGTTGAGGTTTTAGATAAAAGTAGCAACTACCAAAAGCTTATACCGATTGATAAATCACAGATAGCCAGTGCAACATCAGAGTTTATGGAAGAGCCCAATATGCCACGATACTACGACTTATTGGGACGTTCTATAATGTTATATCCAAAGCCGGGGGCGAGCTATGTTACCACTACTAAAGGATTGAAGCTTTACTTTACGAGAGATATCTCTGAATTCGTTTCGACCGATACAACAAAAGAACCTGGATTTGTTAA